TGTACATAATGAAGTAAATTATTTATCTAATCCCTGTAAGACAGGAACATCTTAGGCGATAGGCTAAACGGCTAAACAATCCTCAAAGGAATCGGTATCATTATGATCATCGATAATCTCCGTGAGTTTAAAACAGAGACAATCATCTATTCTCCAAACTCTGTTTTTTTGTTCTCTAGTTCATAAATTTGATTTCAGGAGATTATTAATTAGATTAAAATTATTTACTGACTACATTATCTCGCATAACGTCTTGGTCATACTCAACATTGCGATGAAGGACTACGTATTTCATGGACAGCAGGAGACTACAGCCAGTGAAATCATTGGTCTGATGGTTGCCCTTCAGACATTCTGTATGGTGCTTTTGGCACAGATGCAGAGTGGGAAGACTGGGACTTATCTGAAGGTTGCTCTGGATGCGGTTAAGGATTGTCACGCCGACCATGTCCTCATTATTTCGGGATCTCGTGACACAACCCTGAGGGCACAGACGACGCAAAACCTGGAAGATGCGATTAATTCCTATTGTATAGGTAACGTTAACGGGAAAATGCAGGTGGAACAGCAGACAAAGCTCGCGAGCCTATCTCTCAAGGAACTCAAGAAGCACGCCCGCTCCCTCGGGGTTGACCAGGATACCATTGATGACTTGGATGACCATGAGGATATGGTGAAGATCAAGGTCGCCGCAATCGAGCTTGTGGTCTTGACCTTGCTACAGAGTATGTTAAAAGAAAAGATCAAAGTCTACTGGTCTCAAGATTTAAATAAGATCACTGAAATCAAGGATAAAACCCTTATCATCCACGACGAATCACACTCCGCTCAGTCAAAGAATAATATCCCTTACCGCGAATTCTACAAGAAACACGGTCTCAAAAATGTACTCCACGGCGACAATTCTCAACTTAAAGAAAGAAGCATCTGGTTGCTGAATGTGAGCGCTACTCCTTTCTCAGAGTTAGTGTGTAACGAGAAGATCAAACAAGGATGCCTGACGGATGATGAAAGAAGTATCATTGGGGATATTTCTCTTTCAGAGAAGTCTTTCATTTTCGGTAACCCGGGATCGGACTATAAAGGAGTATCTGATTTCCTTGAGAATGGCAACGTTCATTTTGAATCGGAACCTATTGAGTATGAGTCACACGGACACATCAAAATGATCCTTAGAAAATCTAATTATGATAAGAAATATTGTCTTGTCCGCACGGTGCGTGCTGATAAGGATAGAGACTTAATGAAAACTATCGCTGTAAATACGGGTTGTGAATACCGGTGTGTATTTGCGACAAAAAAAGATGAGGATCCTTCTGAGGCACTAGATTTCCTAAAAGAAGAACCCTCTACTAAAATACTTGTCCATCTTTGTGGAAAGGCAAGGATGGGTCAAGTCCTTGATAAGACATATATTGGTATGGTATACGAACAAACAAAAAATCCTAACACCGATACAATTCTTCAAGGACTACTTGGTCGTATGTGTGGATACTATGATAAACCTGTACCTGATATTTATGTGTCCCCTAAGACTGAATCGCCCGTCAAGGTATATGCTGAAGCATGGAATGCAAATAAAATTGAAAAATTCTATGAAGTCCGCAAGGCTATGAACCTGAAAGGGTCTAATAAACACACATCTGGTAATGTTGTATATGATAAGGACAAAAAACCCTGGATTAAGACTGTACCTATCCAATTTACGATTGACGAATGTAAAGGAGACGGTGAAGCATCATATGCCTCTACCGAAACAAATGATATCATTAACATGTTTCAAGACAAACCTGAAATAATTGAAGGGAACCCTGATAAGGCTAAAATTCTTGAAATATTATGCGAACGCACTATTTGTAAACGCGATATTGGTCAACGCTCTTATATAGAAAGGGGTCCTGGGGGTATTAAACAAACCCTAGAAAACTCAGTAAAAGAAGGTAATCGCGAAACGTGTTGGTTTAGTAATTGTGTGACAGAATTCAACTCAGTTGATGTTAAACCACTTCATATTATTGGTTCGGATAAGACAGCATACAATCAGGAAGGTGTAATATTTCTTATTGGGTATGTTCCTTATGATCAGTCCATCCATGAAAATATGGATATCTATCTTCCTGAAGTCCATAAGAAATGTAATTATTCTATCTCAAAAGTTGAGACGGAAGATGGAGAACAAATTGATGATATCAATGGAGGTCAAGTAATTCCCTTCCCATTCGAAAGTTCAACGAATCAACAATTATTTAGTAAAGAACTTAAGAAAGCTATCCTTCGGACGGATCCTTTGGATATAACATTTATCGAGAATTGCCAGAAAAAAATTATGAGTATGCACGACAAACCTTCCGGGGCTCCAAATGGTATTTCTCTGTCAACTAACGTATATAATTTATCTCTTATCAATAATATTGTGAAAGATGTTGAGGGGAGATGCAATGTAAGGATATCTCTACATAAATCAAGGGGGAGACAACCTACTGGATATATCAGATATGCTTCTATTTCTTGGTGTGACGGGTTTCACATAGGAAATTGATGTCCTTGTAGAGCCCAATCACCCTGTATTAGATGATGACATAGAGATCAAATATGCTTCTATTTCTGGGAGATTAAATTATAATCTATAATATATGTATGTTAACACTAAATAAATGGTTAGATTTATTTTCATGTAAGAAACTTTCCTATAATGAATTTATTAATATTAGTAAAGTTAAAAAGAACAATGGGACATTCGTTAAATTAAAGGATATAATAAAAGAAAAAAATATTCCTAATCATATAGTTAAATTTTTTTATGAATTATTCGTATTAAATAAAGAAAAATATTTAACTAACTTTTATAATAAAAGTCTAAAGATAAGTGATAAAGAAATAACCCAATTATGTATTAATAATGATAAATATAGCGAACATAAAAATATTATCCGTAATATGTATTATAGAGAAATATTACTAGAAACAAATACTATTCAACCAAATATACGGAATTATTTAGAAGTTATCTTAGATTTATTTAAATATCATATAATTGATTATAAATTAGTAACACCATCATCTATTAAATTAATATCACAAAAAAAATTATCTAATATTTTATCTGGGTTATACTTTCGCTCATCTATAATGAATCCATTAATACCTTATACTATTTCAAACCATATAGATTATAAATTTAAGGTATTAACACCTACATTAGGATGGTCCAGTTATCTAATTGGAATAATGGCTAATGATAATGTAGATGAATATGTAGGTATAGATGTTATTAAAAAGGTATGTGATAATACATCTAAGATAGCTACTAAAAAAGAAATTAAAAATGATATTTATTGTATTCCATCTGAGGATTTATATAATGATAATAAATTTATGAATAAATATAAAGATTATTTTGATTTTATATTCTTTAGTCCTCCTTATTTCCAATTAGAGTTATATAAAGGGTCTAAACAAAGTACCGCAAGATATAAAACATATGATGAATGGTTAGAAGGTTATTGGAGGAATACGATTAAATTATGTTTTCATTCACTAAGAAAGGGGCGATTAATGTTTTATATTATATCTGGTTATAATATGAGAGGTAAATATATTAATTTAGAAAAAGACATGAATTCTATAACTACGAGTGAAGGATTCAACCTTGTAAAGAAACTAAATATGATTGGGAAAAATGTAGGGTTTACTAAACATAGGACATCTAAAGAAACAATATTTATTTTTTCAAAAGGTGATGTCAATGAAAATGAATTGAATGCTTTTTTTAAAAAAATAAGTAAATGTGACGGGAATAAAAAAACAAAAAAAATAAACAAAAAAAACAAACAATAATTTATGAAAGAAGGGTATCCCGTCCTAAATTCTTAGCGCTAGGCTAAACAATCCTCAAAGGAATCGGTATCATTATGATCATCGATAATCTCCGTGAGTTTTGTAATCTGATATTTTAAATTATTATTTTTTCTCTTCAATAATTCATTCTCAGATTTTAAACCCAGAATCGTTGATTGAGCCTCATCTACCTCCTTATAATATTTCTTGTAGTTTTTAATGAACTCTTTATGAGTGAGAGACTTAACATGCTGTTTATATGATGCGTTGTTTAAGAAATATGATCCCGCCTTACAGCGACACTCATACCTGATACAATTTCTCTCGTAAGGTTTATAGGGACACTTATCATAATACTCATCTGTATTTTCATTAAAATCTGGCACATAAATTTCAGAATAAATTATAGTTATGGAACTCATAGTTTATCTATCTTACTAAATATAATGTCAAATTTTTAAATATTTAAATATTTAGTTTAGTTTAGTTTAGTTTAAACAATATCAGACCAATCATTTAAAACCTGAACAGATTCAGAAAGCATTGTTTCATCCTTACTAATAAAAGGACGACCGATCGCGATACCAGGTGGAAGTGTCGTAACACATAGACGACCATCTACACAACCAAGTGTATCGTCTGACCACCATTTAGACTGAGGACATTGATATCCTTTATTACACATCATATTACACATCATGGGTTCTGGAGAACCACAAATTAAAGGACAACTTGTTCCACAGTCGTACCATACCTGACCACCACACGGTGAACCCATAACGCAAGTAGGTACATTACCATCACATGCAAGACCAAATTGAGAGAGTATTATTAAAATATCACGTACATCTACCAATCCACTGTCGTCAATATCCTCAACTAGATAACCATCTTCAGAAAATCTGGAGATTACCAATAAAAGATCATTTACATCAATTAACCTATTATTATCAATATCACCGATACATAGACTCTGACTCGTAACATTAGTCATATTAGAAAAGAGTAACATAGCACTCGTAAACAATCCTGACAGTTTCATCTTATAATATCAACTAATGTTTTATTCTTTAACTGACCGAGTTTTTAATGAATGCATTAAATTTGATTTTTTTCTATAATTTTAATCATCATTACAAACAATCTTAACAGATTTTAACCATGGAACCACAAATGATTGATCATTACAATGAACTCCCTCATTCGGTAAACGTGATTGACAAGATGAACGAAGAACTCGCTATAGCACAGGAGTTAAATACGAACTTCATGTGGCTACTAAATAAAAATAAACTTGTTATGCCCATGATCAGTCCTATTTTAATCAAGGAGGACAAACTCCCCGATGTATGGGAACTTGAAAATAATATTGAAACCAAGACCATTGAATTTTTAACTTCATATAAGAAAGGAGGCATTATTGCTGATCATGAGTACGATTTAAAAGGAGTTTTTGATAATTCCGATGAACTCGTAGAAATATTACATTCAGAATTGAATTCATTCCCAAATCTAATAGTAAAGAGAGAGTGGTGCGAACATCGCGTTAATATAGCACTTGATCGCTACAAATCGCTACAAACAATGCAAAATTATTTTTGGGAAAACATGCTAACGGATGGCATATGCGATGGTATTATTGATGGGATAAAAGGTTCCATTGTTCGCGGATTCAATGAAATGGCTATAGGAGATATATTCTTGCTTAAATGTAATTGGTGTAATCAATATAAAAGTTCTAGAGAAGTGGAGAGTTCGCGTGGTGGAGGCGGTATCACGAAGCTAGAATCAACCGTGTGTTGTTGGGAATGCGATTCAGATGAATGCGATTCAGATGAATGCGATTCAGATGAATGCGATTCAGATGAA